CCTGCTAGAGTTGAACCACTTTATCATCTTATACGATATTACAGGGAACATAAACAGTTTGATGTGGGATACCTATTCGCTGAGAGTGCGATACAAACCCCTATACCAGATGATATTTTGTTCATACATAAAGATTTCTACGATTGGCGAGTGAAAGACGAGGCATCCCTATGTGCCTATTATAGTGGCAGGCATAAAGAAGCCGAACGGTGGTCCCAAGATATTGAAGGCATAGTGCCACGCCAGGAATATCTCAGGGTCAAAAAGAACCGCATGTGGATACGACGCCAAATCAACAAAAAACAATCGTGGAATAACAGGACGGTTATAGGATTGGGGACGGGCAGATGCGGAACGGTATCTCTTCGGGTGTTGCTCAATTTGCAGCCCTTCGTTTTTGCAACTCACGAAGGCCATCTCTTGCCTTGGGAGAGTGATACTGCTAGCATGAGTGAGGCACTGGAGTCTATTCAGAAAGTTGGATTCGAGTTTTCAGGCGATGTAGGATTCTATTGGTTGCCATATGTCCCGCAGTTGGTCAAAAAAGAGCCTGATGTCAAGTTTGTCTGTTTGAAACGAGACAAACAAGAGACGGTTGCCAGTTATATGACCTGGACTCAGAACAAAAATCATTGGAGCAAGAATCCGTCTTCGCAATGGGTTTCTGACAGGTATGATGAGTGTTATCCGAAGTACGATTTAGACAAACAACCTGGGTTGGAACAATACTACGACGACTATTATGCTCAGGCCGAATCATTCCAAGAACAATTTTCGCACAATTTTAAGGTCTTTCCAATAGATACTCTGAATAGCCAGTCTGGACAAAACTCAATTCTGGAGTTCGTGGGGATACCTGATTGTGAGCGAAGAACATCAGAAAATCTGTATTTCAACTGCTGTTTGACTTGATTTGAAGTATAATGGGGTATTGGGATTTGACTTTTCTAGTCAATCAGGCTATAATTCAGGGTAAGGAGAAAAAGATGAAAATTACTATTGCTAGAGCTTTGAAGTTGAAGAATCGCCTTCAGTCGAGAATTCGTTCCCTCGTCTCTGATATGGGGAGCTACAACAGTACCGTTGCAGGCGGTGCTAAGGAAGTGGACACAAGGGAAGCGATGACCGAGTATGATCGGTTGATCGATGACCTGATTTCTCTCAAGGCAAAAATCTTTGCGTCGAACGTATCAGTTTACGAGAAGATTCTGCGCCTTGCTGAAATCAAGAGCAAGATCAAGGTTTTGCGTTCATTGAATACTCAGCATGGTAAGATTGTTGATACGTACCGATATGGCACGCCTTCTTCAGAGCTTGAGTACGAAGCCAACTTCCGTAAGTCTGATGTCGATGTGCTAGTCAGATCATTGGAAGATGACGTAGACCGCATTCAGGAGGAACTGGACAGCCACAATCACACGAACTTTGTCGAGATTGACGAGATAAAGTTCTAGTTATTGAGGGGCCTCGGAGTAAGCAAAAAAATCGTCTGCTGTCCTTGGACAGTGCCGTCAGGGCCTAGCCCTGACTAATCAGAGTGGTTTAAACAAGCCGAATCAGATGGCGAGTGTCAAGTCGCTCAAATTTCAAAACGTCAAGATTCAGTCTGATAAAGCAAGTTCAACCTTCAAACCTCTTCTGACGATCTTTTCTTCTTCGGGGCTTCCTCTCTTTTTAGGCAAGATTCTGTCTGATTTCTCTCGTATAATGATACGGAAGTTTATTAAATATAGGAGGAACAAGATGATTACTACGATTAAAAATCCGGCGTGGATGCTGGGAGTTGCCTTTCTGATGCTCGCAGGCTGCGTCTCGTCGAATTCGGCGAACAACATATACTCGGCGAACGAACTATGTGTTCCCGCAGACGATCCTCGCGCCGATGTGAATATGGACGGTGTAGTTGACTCGGGTGACCTGCTGGTGATCCGAAGCGGCCTAAACTGGGGGCGGCGTATTGAATGCCCGCCCACGCCATCACCTACACCGCCGCCAGTTACCGATCCGCTGCGAATCGACCTCACCCCGACGATTAATACCGTGACGTTGACGCTGCCGCATCAGGTGTATACGATCAGCGTACCACCGTCCAAAACTATATCGAACCAAACGTTGATTGGTGATTGGACAAAAACGGCGGTTAATGTCAGGGGTGATACGCTTATCCTGAATTGTACTATCAAAAACTGGCAGACAGGAGTAGGTAATGGATCGCCTGATGCTAAGGTGTGGATCGTTAACAGTATTATTGAAGACTGTGTAGACTACGGGGCGTATCTTCCGGGTACAGAGATTGCGGTGATTGGGTCTCAAATTCGCCGCATAGGCGGAACATGCTTGAGACTCCCGTACTACAAAAACGCCGTGGTTTACGACACTACAATTGAGTCGTCCGATAGGCGGTTGTTGATCAAAGCACACAATGCCACAAGACTGGGTAAACCATTCTCAAGTGGACTTTGGATTCAAGGTTGTACATTCATTGGTTCGTCTACGCAAGACTACTTGTGTTCGGTCGCGCCACAGAACAAAGATATGACCGAAGATGTTCGGAATGCCACGTTCTACGATTGCGATTTTACGTTCGGCCCTCAAACTAAAATCGGATTATTGTTTGGCGGCGTGGGGATGAAGGCAGAGAAGTGTCGGTTTGACGCCAAGCAAGGCGTCCCAACGAGATGGGCAATCGTCGGTGAGCAACAGGGTGTGTCGCCATACCAGCCACCAACCGTGATTAATTGCACAGCGGATGGTGCTCCGTTGGAAAGGTGAGGTGAGATCGGGACGGTCTACAAGATGGATACTTTAGATGTCTGTTTGATTTGTTTGGGAAAGAGGCACAGACCCATGACGAAGCAATGGAGCAAGCATTCAATAAAGGGCAATCTTATCGAGAGATTATGGATGCGATTGTAAAAACCGAATTAGGTGGCACAATAGCAACCCTATTAAATGAGTGTCACAGAGAGGATCGAGAGTTCGGTTCGCTTAAAGACCAGTTGAAGTTGGAAACGGACACGATATTGTCTGTCAGAAGGTATTTTAGTTGTCACGCTGACGCAATGCGTGAAGCTGTGAGGTTTTGAGTATGAACGATGGCGAAATGATTAAGCAACCATCAGCATCACAAGCAGCGGTGGGCAACAGAAAGGTCAAACAGAAGGCAGAACAAGTAGCTCAACTTATTCTGGACAACAAGGATAAAGAATTCTTCATCTGCACCCACGACAACCCCGACCCTGATGCGTTGGCATCCGGCCTGGGAATGCTACGAGTCTTGAACTTTATAGGAGTTGAAGCAGACAAAATTTGGTATTGCGGAGAGATCGGGCATCCTCAGAATAGAGCGATGCAAGTTGCTCTTAATCTACCGGTAAGGCAGTGGAACATCGAAGTAGAGAAGTCTATTGCTGCAAAGCGTGATGAGTGCTTTTTTATTTTCGTGGATGTGACTGGTCCAGAGCAAAGCAATATGAGCATTCCATATGCTCCTAGCCTTGTTGTAGATCATCACAAGGCAGTACCAAAGAGTAAAGATGTTTTGTTTCTGCATGATGACATTGGTGCTTGTGCAACATTGGTCGCCGATTTAATGCTTAATATGCCTCCCACAACAGGGGAGAGTGGGGAGAAGGACTGGTGTTTTAACCATGAAGTAGATGGAGTAAGAGAGTTGTGTACGGCACTTGCTATGGGTATCAAGATTGATACCATTGATTTCTTGAGTGAGAATAGTACCGATTATGACTATAAGGCTTACAAGCTTTGCACCAGCTACATGCAGGTGGAGAAATTCCACAAGGTAGTGAATTATGAACTTCCGCCATATATGTTTGAATATGAACGTATAGCATACGAGAACAGAATTGTTGATAATCCAACCTGCGTTATTGGGATTGGTTATGTCGATGAAAGTAGAGGGGATTGTGTCCCCTATCTTGCAGATAAGTATATGAGGCTGCAAGGTATACAGACAGTCATGGTTTATGCCATTGTAGGCAACAAAGTAAGATCGTCTGTAAGAAACAACAGTGCAGCCTACGATACCGAACAGTTGATTGTAGAAGTATTTGGTCCCGGCACTGGAGGCACCAAACAAGGCATTGGAGGAGCCAAGGTTGGGCTGGGGTTGTTTAGCTCAATTGTGGACGGCAACTGTGATGACGATAGAACCAAACTATGGGATAATGTGAAGTCGGTGGTAGAAAGCAGATTTCAGAAAGTGACTAGCAAGTAATGGGGAGAATGACTGAGATTATTCATTACTTGAATAATCGGAATGTTCCAACAAGAGAATGGATGCGTTTGCATTACGGATTGTTCGTTCCAACGTATGAGGATGAAAAAGCGAGAGAACGGTTTAGAAAGGGGCTCAAGGTAAGGCCCACAAAAGGGAGACTAAGAATGAAGCCTATTTTCGACACGTAGGTAAATTCGGGTAAAGGTAACAGGAGATTTGCTATGACAAGTGTAATTCACAAGCCAGTCCTAATGATCGACCGGAGTTTCCAGGCATATGATGCTATGCCTGTTTGTAATGCCTTCGGGAAGGTTATGGCAAATCGTGCTACGTTCGTTGACGATAACTACCAGCAGTATGACCTTACTGGGTGGATGGGCCTTGACATTGATGGTTATAACACGGTTGCTACTTCACGGCAGTTGATCCGCGTACCAGAGATTATGCGGTTTGCAGAACATCAGCGCGATCACAAGCGCTCACTGGTTCTGTACAACCGCAAGAACCTCTACAAGCGTGACGGATACCGCTGCCAGTATTGCAGCAAGCGTCCACGGCCAGATGAGATCACAATTGACCACATCCAGCCGCAGTCGCGTGGTGGTCTGAGTACCTTCCCGAACTCGGTACTCTGTTGCCTGAAGTGTAACCTTAAGAAAGGCAACAAGACACCTGAAGAAGCAGGCATGAGGTTGCGTCGGATTGTACGTGGACCAGATGGAAAGCCACAGGTGCAGTTCTACCACCGGCCAATCCAGCCACGGTGGAACCCGCACTACAGTCTGCCAAAGCTGAGGGAATATCCGCCAACGTGGAAGCTCTTCCTTCAGGAGAAAATCGATGAGCTTTACTGGGATGTAGAGCTTGAACCGTAGGTGTAAACGAAAAGGGTCTCAGCCAGACGCATGAGACCCTTTTCTGTGAGATATAATGCTAGAATCTATCCTTACATTTTTGACCGAGAATAAATCTATCATAGTCGGAGCAGCAGCAACCATTGCTGAAGTGGCTACCATAGTTGTTAACTTTGTGCGCAAGACCAAGGCTAATGAGAAGGTGGTGCAGACCATGATGAATGCTGGTGATGACATCGAGTTTGGTGGTTCTAAACCTTCTAATGGCAAGAAGTTACTGTGGTCGGCAAATCCAATTAACCTCTTCAAGAAGCCGTAGCAACCGGGTATAATAGTCTAAGTCTATGTCGATGGTCTATGGCTTATAAGGAAATTGCAATGGCGTGTGAAATACTTACAAATACGGAATCTCTACATACAGTTTCAACCCCGGTCATTATAACAGATGGACAAATCAGTGATGACGCACAAAAAATCATACGTGCATTAGTTGCATCCATACCTGAAGATGCTGCGGGCTTATCTGCACCACAAATTAACTACTTCAAACGAGCTTTCATAGCCAACTTTCCTGATATGGGGATGTATGCTTTCATTAATCCAACTGTGACTGGTGGAGGAACTTTAATACCATCCACTGAGGGATGTCTCTCATTGCCGGGGTGCACTAGAACCCTGCTGCGATTAAGCCAGGCAACGGTTGAAGCTGATGCAATTTTCAAGATCAACATCGAGCACAGAGACAAAGCTGAAGCCATTCCCTACTTCGATGATCTTGCTACAGTTGTGTCTGAATTTGGAAAAATGAATGGTGTCAACGCATCGATTGTACAACATGAATTCGATCACCTTGAAGGGGTGCTTATAACAGACCATAAAGAATTTGTGTCTCGCAGTGAAGATACAACCAAACGTTTCCAAGATCGTTATCAACGCATTCACAAGAAGCGTCATGAACGCAAAGTGAAGCAGGAAACGGCTGCAAAGCAGAAGGTTACCAAGCCTAACCCCAAGAAAACAGCCAAGCTGAAGAAGCAGCAAAAGAGTGCAGACAAGCGCAGACGCAAGCAAATTGCTGTTGAAGAACTATATAAAGCAATCGCCAGTGGTACAATAAGTCTCGACTAAAAAACTTCCAAAAAGCGTAGAGGAATTTTCAACCAGTCGGCTAATATATTTCTACGCGTTGACTCCAAATGCAAGGAGCTTTTTAATGAAATCATCCGGCTTGTCAAGGCAAGATGCCTTGTCTTTTTTTGGTGGAGACGAGTTAGCCGCTGATGTGTTCTTAAAGAAATATGCAGTAACCAAACCCGATGGCAGTCTAGTCGAGTACCTTCCCAGTCAAATGTGGGAGAGAATGGCAAAGGCTGCCGCTTCTGTAGAAGTGGACAAAGATCATTGGGCGCAGGTGTTCTATGATGCCTTGACGGACTGGAAAATGGTCCCTCAAGGCTCTATTATGTTTGCTTTAGGGAATCCATATCAGCGTTCCTCGTGTTCCAACTGCTTTGTAATCCCCATCCATGACGATTCATTGGATGGGATTTTTGATTGTGCAAAGGAAATGTCTAAAACCTATGCTTACAGAGGTGGTGTTGGTACAGATATTTCTGCGTTACGCCCTGAAGGTGCCGTAGTTAGCAACGCCGCTCGCACTTCTACAGGTGCGTGGTCCTTTATGGACTTCTATTCATACGTAACCCGCCTCATCGGACAGCATGGACGGCGGGGAGCACTGATGATAACTATTGCTGACTCACACCCTGATTTACTGAACTTCATAAACTCCAAGAAAGATAAGACTAAAGTGACAGGGGCTAATATCTCTGTGCGTTTATCTGATGAGTTTATGCAGGCGGTATCGGATGGCACAGAGTGGGAGATGAGTTTCGATACCAAGCACGAAACTATGACTCGCACAATGCCAGCCAGAGACATCTGGGATTTGATAGTTGAGACAGCAACAACGTCGGCAGAGCCAGGCATTCTGTTCTGGGACACCATTCTCAAAGAGTCACCATCCGACTGCTATGCTGATGAAGGGTTTAGAACCATATGTGCTAACCCGTGCAGTGAGATTCCACTCCCTGCATACGATGCGTGTACCCTGTTGTCAATGAACTTAACTAAGTACACTCGCAACAATTTCACCCGAGAAGCCCATTTCGATTTCAAAGCATTCAAGAAGGATACGCAAATAGCAACTCGATTCTTGGATAACGTGAAAGAGATCGACCTGAAACTGATGCCCCTGAAAAAGCAGAAGGATATTGCTGCTAAGGGACGACGCATTGGTATGGGGACTAACGGCCTGGGTGACGCCCTGGCTAATCTAGGCATTCGGTATGACTCAGATAGAGCAGTGGAGTTTGTAGATGAGTTGTATAAATTCTATGCGAAAACAGTCTATGGTGCTTCTGTTGAATTGGCTAGAGAAAAGGGAGCCTTCCCTATTTTTGATGCCAAGAAAGAAAAAGGCAATCCCTTTCTAAATCGCATAGGCTTTGCTGGTAAGCCTCGTCGCAACATTGCATGCTTAACCTGTGCGCCAACAGGATCGCTGTCGTGTATGTGTCAAACATCGTCAGGTGTTGAGCCGGTCTTCCGAAACTTTTATACGCGCCGACGCAAGATTACCCATAATGAGGCGGTTAGTATTCCGAAAGGCAGTCTATTCCAAGACAAGATGGGAGAGTACTGGCAAGAGTATACGGTAGCTCATCACAACGTTCAACAGTACCTTGAATATAAAGGAATCAAGCTCGATACCAACGATGAGTCCGAGGTTAAATTACCTCAATACTTTGTTGAGTCGCACGAGATAGATTGGAATCAACGTGTCAAGCTACAAGCAACGATGCAGAAGTGGATTGACCACGCCATTAGTTCTTGTTTGGCCGAAGGAACTGCTTCAATTACTACAACTGAAGGGTTGTTAGAAATTGAAGAATTTAACCCTCACGAACTAGTTAAATCATTCCAAAAACCCAAAGTTGATAGTGAATCTGTTAATATACAAAATAGCCGAGCTTCTATTACTGAGGTCTATAATAATGGAGCTTCTGAAACATTAGAAATCACCTTGCAGGGTGGGCAAAAAATTATAGGCACGACGCAACATAAAATCAATGTACTCGATCACAATGGAGGATTGTGTTGGAAAGAACTTAATGAAATTTCTGTAGATGATATTGTTGTGGGGAGAAAAGGTCTAAATATTTGGAAAAGTAATGCCAGCCGAATTAGTATCCACACTTTGAACATGTCTGACAGATTTGACTATGATCGCAAGACCAATTCCAAAAATGTGCAAATACCTAAATATATGTCATCACGGTTGGCCAGATTTCTGGGATACATATGTTCGGATGGTCACGTTAGCCGAAACGGATTTCAATTGACACAAATTGATAACAATGTTTGTGACGATTTTGAAGATTTAGTTGATCAGTTATTTGATTTACCTGTTACTAGAGTTTCTGATAATCGAGTGCCAAATTTACTCAATTTACAGGTTAATAGCAGAGAGGCAGCCTCATGGCTTAAATGGTTAGGATTGAGCAACCATAATGAAATTTCAGTACCTTTGGTCGTTAGACGAGGTTCGTCTCCGATGGTGAAGCAATTCATTAAAGGCATGACTCTAGACGGGCATGTTTCATCTGGTAATGTATGTGTGGCTTCCAGTATTTCATATAAGATGCTTCAACAGATACAGTGTTTGTTGCTTAATCTTGGAATTGAATCTAATTTGTTAAAAGTGTCTGACGTGGCAAAAAGACAATTTCCTTTAGGTAACGAATATATCACTCGACCTAGTTGGACATTAGTTATCTCGGATGCAGGGGAAGCATCAAGGTTCATTAATAGTATCGGATTTGCTGAAAACCGCAAAAACGAAGAATGCAAAACCAAGTTCAAACACACAAGTAGGCTAAAGCGTATTGGGCAAATACCTGATTTTGGATTCAGATTAAAATTTCGAGAGATGATTTTGCCATTAATTCGCTCATCGCGATTATATGAAATGTTTCATTCATTAACTTGTTATGATAAGCAAGGAAGGTTAATGAATAGGGAAAGTTTGCTAGAAATGGTAGATTTGGGACTTGAAGTTCCAGATTATTTTGTAGATAATACTTACACTTTCAAACGAGTCAAAGATAAAACTGAGTCAGGAATTAGGCAAACGTGGGATTTGTCTGTACCTGATGGGAATAGTTACATTGCCAATGGCATAGTGAATCATAATACGTGTAATTTGCCAGCAGGCACCGACAAGGAAGTGGTTAAGCAAGTTTACATGAAAGCCTATAAACAGGGATGCAAAGGCTTCACCGTATACGTTGATGGCTGCCGTGAAGGCCAGCCACTTGTATCTGAGGACAATACAATTCATAAGACCGATGCTCCTAAACGACCTAAGACTTTAGATGCAGATGTTTACCACGCCACCGTGAAAGGGGAGTTGTACTTTGTTATGGTGGGTATACTCAAGGGGGAGCCATACGAAGTTTTTGCAGGTCAAAATGGATTCATAGGTAGGAAAGTCAATAAAGCCAAGATCACCAAACGTACCCGAGGTGCTTACGAGGCTTTACTAGAAGACAATACCGTTATATCGAACATAGGTGAGTATATCACTGATGAACAGGCAGCAGTAACTCGTCTGATCTCGCTATCATTGCGACATGGCGCAGATATGAAGCATTGCGTCAATGTCCTAGAGAAAGTACCTGGTGATCTGCTTAACTTTGCGAGGTCCATTGCCCGCGTACTCAAGAAGTACATCCCTAATGGGACTAAAGTTACTGGGAGACGTTGTGATAACTGTGGCAGCGAGAATCTCATAAGGCAGGAAGGTTGTGTTTTATGTATTGACTGTGGAATGTCTGGATGTTCTTAGGAGAGAATTATGAAAATCAAAGTAAAGAAGCTACACCCTGATGCTAAGTTACCTGCATCTGCAATTCCAACTGATGCAGGGTATGATTTGGTTGCAATTGACGATGGAGAAATTAAAGATACTTATGTTCAGTATAAAACTGGTATCGCTATCGAACCCCCCTCGGGGTACCACACCTAAATATTCCCCCGATCCAGCCTTAGTAAAACTAACTTCATGCTTGCGAACAGTATCGGTCTGGTTGATGAGGCTTATCGAGGTGAAATTTTGGTGCGATTCAAGATTATTCCTGAGCAAGAAGAATCCGACATCAAGGGACAACTACTTAAAAACATCGATCTGAAGAAGTTTAATCTGAAGAAGTTTAAGAAGGGTGATCGAATAGCCCAACTTGTGTTACGAAAAACCGAAAAAGCTGAATACGAATGGGTTGAAGACTTATCAGGTACTCAGCGTGGTGTTGGAGGATTTGGATCAACTGGTAGTTAATCTAATCCGTTCATCTCTTTTCCTGAAAGCCCGTACAGGTAACTGTGCGGGCTTTCTTTTGTGTTTGGGGAAGGATCGCCAGTGTATTTCTATGTATGATTGGGAAAGGGAGTTGTTCGCGATGAATTGGTTGACTAAAATCTCACAATTAGGTACAGAACCCGTCACTTTAGACCATAATTTGACCCTGCTCTCCTTGCGTGAATTGCAAAAATACGTTCTGGAACAGTCAGATATGGATATTCCTGGGCAGCAATATTTCTGGAACATGCCAGACTTACAACATGCACGACGACGACAACCTGCTGAATCAGCCAAAAATATTCAAGAGATTAGAAAATATTTTAACGACATTTTTGAAGAATGGGGACTCGGAAAATACAATATTGTCAATGATGACTACGACGAGGAAGAAGTTGAAAATGAAGTAAATGAGTACGTCAATATGTATGTAGAGAATTTTGCTTTTCGTAATGACGACAAGAGCAAGACTTGGGAGTTTATAAACTACATCTCAGATGAAGAACTTAATGAAGCTTGGCGAGCGGCATTCAATTTTGAACAGTATTTATACAATCCTGGTACATCTCGCAGATTCTTTAATCGAATGATGGGTGAAGCAAAACGATGGATGGAAGCCAACAAAGCTGCCGATGTCGCTGTTGATGACAGTGTTTTACAAGAGGTAGTTCAAGAATACATAGATTACCGAGATGATCCGAATGGAAGTGATGAAGCTTTGTTAGACAAAATTGCAGAGATGACCACTGAAGTTATGCTTGGGAATATAGAGTACGAGAATTCAAGCTCCAGTTGGGGCCGACACTATGACAAACTACCTGTCGAAGATGTTCCTTTTTGGATTGACTGGTCAAAACTTCAGGATGCTTTGACTGATGACTTTGATGACTCTCTACATAACTGGTATAAACAAGATAATACTGGCCAGTATGGTGGGTTAGACTATAGTGCCAGAGAGTCCATATCCGAAAGTAGATGGGAGAATTATAACGAGGTCAAAAGACAGTTTGAGCACGGATACGGTATGGACCCAGAGGTGCTATTCGATAACTACGAAAGAGAAGATGACCAGGAAGACACTGATGAATTAGATAACGACCCACGGTATGTAATGGAATTGTCCATGACGCAAGACATTGCGGACGATCTGATGGATGGCGATGCTGCAAGAGTCATCAACAATGCACGTACTATAGCAAGTGTTACACAATTAAACGTGGCAGCAATTCACACGGTCATCATGAGAGATGACTCTCTCAAAAAGTATTTTGGTGATGAGGCAGCTAATCTACAGGCTGATCCTAATACGATACACGAAGCAATCAACTGGATGCTGGGAATAAACGAAGATGAAAAAGTTCCTGAAGGAGAAACTGAGGAGCAACTCTTAGATCGTCAGCAAAAGAAAGTTGATGACATGAAGGCAAACTACGATAAGATTCCCGAAGCACTACGAGCCAATACTAACGCAGAAGACTTCATGGCTAAGATCATGGAGCAAATGAAGATTAGGGAGCAAGCACTTCTCAAACGTCACTGGAAGTTGCGACGAGAGACAGGACGACTCACAGAGGAAGACCTAGAACGTATGCAGGAGTTGGGGTTGGCAAGGCGTCCATTCCCTCATCGTTATGTTGTAGAAAGAAGCCAGTATCCTGGTGCGGGTTTTGCGCAGATGAATCAAAATCTGCATCCTTTCCGCATTACTGTTTCTCCCGAGATAGACCAGTCTGTAATACCTCCAGAATTGTTTAGTACTTTTAGCCTTCACACGATGGGGGAGCCTGGTCCAGTCACTCCTGAAGAAGAAGCAGCGAAGCGTCAGGGTCAGTGGCAACCGTTACCGGCAATGGGTTGGATCGGAGGTTATGCAGATTACGATGAAGGCGTGATGTATATAATGGAAGTGCAGAGTGACCTAATGCAACGTACTAGCCATATGCGTGATCCTAAAAAAATGGAAGAAGCCAAGACTAGGGATATAGCACAGTTCCAAAATAAACTCACTCAGCTACAGAGGTCTCTTGAGAAAGCACAGCAGAGTAATCCGAAACAGAATATGCGTCAAATTATAGTCAGGATACGGCAAGAGAATGCAGCACTAGACCCTAATTCACCAAAGTATAACCAAAACTTGAGTCGGGTCGAACAGTTAGAAACTCAGTTATCACGCATGCCTGATGTACAAGACACTTCACACATTGAACAACAGATAGATGATGTGACTCGGCAATTGCAGGAAGCTCAAGCCAGGCCAACTGGATCAAAAGCAGACCAAGTTTACACGAAGGGCAACCCGGAATATTGGCATGACTATAAATCTAAGGTAGAGAACTTATTCAAAGATTGGGTGCCAATATTCTTCAATGTGGCTATTAGGGAAGCCAAGAGACGTGAGTTCAATAAAGTACGTATAATAGACGCTAGTAGTCTAGCTAAAATATGGAATCAGTATAGTGACAAAGATACGGTTGAGTTGTTTAAGAGAGTTTACGACCGTACTGCTGCACTACGATACAATGCCACCCACGGAGTGTGGGATGGTTACGGATTTTACGATATAGATTTACAGAACCCAGAATTGAGGGTGGCAGAAATGAAAGCTAACTGGTTACAAAAAGTTGCTCAGGCTCAATCAGCCGAAACGTGGTTTGCGGTTAATCCCACATCAGGAAAGATGGCGTGGCAAGAACACTTAGACGCCTTCTTCAACTCAATGCAGGGAACTCTGGCAGACGATGTTTATGACCAGACTATAGAATCTATAGAAGGTCCAACCCAAGAGTTTGAGGGTGGGTATGTAGATGTTGATCCTATGAGAGAAGAAAATCTATCTCGCATTAAAGATAAGCAGAATATCTTTGCCATATGGCTCAGACTTGTTCCACCAGAGTTGAAGGAAGGCGATGACCTGAGTCGTGATTTTAAGAATCAGGTTCGCACATATTTGTTAGAAACACAAGAATTTGACCCTTATCAAGCTGCTGAAGTTGAGGAAGTGGAAACTCCATCTGCTAATGATCTTGAAGACATGTGGGGATAATTTATGCCCGGTACAGGTCAATTAGGATACGAACCTACATTGCACGGTATCTTTCCCGAGAAGGTTATCTTCTGCTACCGGTCTGGTGACGCAGACTCACTAGAAGTAGCTGAATATTACAAAACCAAACGAGAGCTACCTGATGAAAACATAATTGCGATACCATGCAGCAGTAGCAACATAATAACAGAATCAGATTTTGAATCTACAATAGAAACACCCATACTGTCAGCGCTAAATGGTTTGGGTCAGAATTTCTCATCGGGTGGCGAGAGACCTATTTGGGCAATCATACTAGGTCATCATGTTCCTCATATGTATACCCGACCGTCTGGTGAGACCATCGCTGTAGCTAGCCGACTACATCGCATAGGATTTTCTATGGAAGAAAAATTACCCAATTTTTCTTACGACCGTAGAGGTGACTGGCGATACTTTGATCCCGATGACGCCAATGAACTTATGATAACAGCAGTCATTGACGGTCCAACTAAAGAGTTGGCTTTGGAATTAATAGATCGAGCGCAAGATGTGGACAACCAAATATTTGTCACTGGCAAGATATATATAGACCCGTATGGTAACAAGACTACAACAGATCAAATACTTTACCAAAATGATATACTGGATTGGGTGAATAACTCTGTCAACGGTCTCGGTCTACAGATAGATGTGACTGTAGATATTGACGATCCTTATCGCGATCCTTTGGTACAATTCTTCCAAAGCGATTCATTCTATTGGGGATGGTATACTCCTCGGTACTCAAGGTTGTTGTTCTTGAATCAGAATCAGCGCAGGGCATTCCTGTATAATGCAGATGACGACGCAGCAGCAGATATCACTTTGGCATTTGACGAAAACGGCAGCGATCCGTGGTGTAATATTGCTATTGGAATTGACCCAGGATATGCATCCTGTGCTGGGGCAGTTGATGCTCCTGACGAAGATGCTTACTTGCGGCCACGTCCATTCTTTGAGTCAATGCATCGTGGAGCATCGCTGGGTGAATGCTTTTTGTACTCATCTCCTTATGTTAATTGGAAGATCATCCTGATTGGTGATCCTCTGCTGGTTGTTAATTTCCCTTCTGATTTACCACCTGACCAAGATTTGGCAGATGAATCATTGACTAATATAGAGGTGATACGCAGGGCGATAGATGACTTAGAAACAGCAATAGCCTGGTCAACCAGACAATATAACCTTATAGACGACATGAAAGATACGGTTGTTGCATCTGAAAACTTCTCTGAAGAACTTAATTTACTAGAGCCAATCAATACTTGGCATACGGCTAAAAGCTTAGAATCTAGGAATTGGCTATTCAATAGGCCAGTGATCGGACTGCTAAACTACGTTTTGAAAACCACCGGGACCACTTTAGAAGATTGGTTGGATTTACACGATGAAAAAATCAGCGAGTTGCTGTCTACAGTCATTGATACCTCAGAGGGTGATGCAATAGATGAAGATTATGTGTATCCAACAGGACATTGGGACTACGATTTCGTATATACACATGTGCGGAATACATTAGAGAATGTACATTTTCGCATGCAGTTGGCAACAGATAAGTCTTTTACTGCTGTTGTCGTGGTTGCAAACAGTTATCTCGAAGTAGATGGTTGGCAATACGAAGCAGAGGCATATGGGGGATTTATCTCTATACTCAGTGACGGATTTCCTTCAAACTTTTCCGGTAGAAGAATTCGTTATGAGTCTACGGAAGCCAACTATTTGACTCAGACAAATGTATACTATGTCAGGTGGAGGGCGTTGGATTCCAATGGAAACAACCTGACATCCGATTGGAATACAGATAGCAATAGGATGATAATCAAGAGGTAGTCATGTCGTATAATCAACAAATTAGCAACGCAGAATTTGATTACTATCAGAATCAATTTGCCGAGGCAGCATTATCTGGGATTACCAGTGATGATCCACTACGTACTGCGGCTGCTACTGTGCAATCTGTTGATATGTCTACTTTCACTCCTTCACAATACAGTGATGTTGTTGTGGCCAGAAATGGTTTCGTCCAAGATTTATTGCAAACAGCAGAACAAGTGGACATAGATGCTGTTTCACTTTTACCAATGCAGCCCGCTTTCGTGGGTTTGTCGGCTCATATAAGAGAATGGACAGGAGGAAGCCTTGACGAGTACTTAACCGATCAGGGTCTCCAAGTCCATCCAACGTTTGCTGCTATTGCTGCATTGTCTGGTGAATCCATCAGCGCTGCGAATATTGAAATATAAAGAAGAAAACTATGGCCAGAAGAAAACCACCAAACGAGATAACGACCATCTTCGGTAAACTCAAGGAGAAGATACTTCTTGAATCCGTAGGCCAAGAAGCGTATATACCCAACATTATAGAATTTTGTGAGCATAAGAAGTACCTGAACTTGGGTGCTGATAATATTTCACTATTCCCTCTACAGCGTATCATCCTAAAGACTTTCTATAGAGGGCAAATCGGCAACGAACATATCGGACTAACCGAAGATGAGATAGAATACCTTCACGACAACAAGATGGAAAATATTGTTGAAAAGTATCGATCTGGTGATCTATTTAGAGAGTTAGTGTTGGTGTTAGGACGAAGGTCAGGCAAGGACTTTATGACTGCTTTAATGGCTTTGTATGAAACCTTGTGGTTGCTGGAGATTCCTGGTGGCAGTCCGTTCAAGTATTACGAGATGGCAGCCGGTAATCCTATTTACATTCTGACCATTGCTACCTCAAGTGACCAAGCGAAGATTCTATTTAACGAGATGAAGACTCGTATACAGTTGAGTGATTACTTTAAGAACAAAATAGGTAAGGTAGAAAGTGACCGTATTTGGTTGTTAACCCCTGAAGACAAGGCGAATAACAAGAAGTTGATCGAAAACGGGCTCGAAACAGCTACTACGCCAGGAAGTGTGGTCGTGCTATCTGGTCACTCTAACTCAGAGGGTTTGCGTGGTAAACGTATCTTCGCCCTGCTACTAGATGAGGTTGCATCGTTTAAGACAACGGGTGCCGTTCAGTCTGGTGATTTGATCTACCAAGCTCTTATCCCGGCAACAGCAGACTTCAAAGTACCTAGCGGTAAAATTAAACCCAACTCAATAACTGATGACTGCCCCAAAGGTCTGCCCATTCTGGACTCAAAGATTATTAGTATTTCATCTCCGAGAGCAGAAGAGGGTATCCTGCATAAGATGTACAAGGAATCTCAAGAAGTACCTGAGAGGCTTGCATTTCGTGCACCAACGTGGAAGGTGAATCTCAAGTTTACTGAAGCGATGCTGCGCCATGAATTTAAGTTGATGAGCCCGGTTATGTTTGCTATGGAGTTCGGTGCTGAGTTCTCTGGTACTGCTGGTGAGCTATTTATTCCTGCCAAATATATTGATGAAGCCCGTGAGATGGGTACGAAGATGGGTATTCAGCAACGACTAGCGGGGAAGCCTGGATTAATATACTATGCCCATCTCGATCCTGCTGCAACCTCTCACAACTATGCTCTTATTGTCTTGCATGTTGAAGATCATATTCGTGTCAAAGACAATAACCACGGGATAAGAGTACAGGAAAAAGTCAAAGTGTTTGTCGTAGATCACATTATGGCTTGGCAACCTACTTTGAATGAATCTATTATCGTGTCCAAGGTGGATGATTATATTATTCAACTTGCCAAGCGGTTCAGATTTGCGATGGTATCTTACGACAGTTGGAACTCACTATCAAGTATTCAAAAGTTGAGAGCAAAAGGGATTCCTAGCAAGATGACTCAATTCCGCAAGCAGTATAAGATGCACATCTACGATCATCTGGAGCATTTGCTAGTTAATCACCAACTTGCTCTACCAACCATCGGCCCGTGGGCAACGATGCTGGAACAAGAATTAAAGCACCTGCAAAGGGTTTATGGTCCACAAGGTTTCAAGATTAAACCTGATGCAGAGGCAGCGGTAAACACGGATGATTTATGCGATGGGCTTGCAGGAGCATGTGGTGTTGCCCTAGAAACAACTTTTACTGGTTATCCGAAGGGTGGGACCGTTTATGTTCCTCAGAGCCGTACAATAGATAATCAACAGTGGAAAGTAGGGAGTGGCGTCTACACCGGGGATCAATGGAAATTTATGCATAGGAAGTTCGGCTATAATCCCGGTATGTCATAAAGGACTTCGCGAGACATTTTCCGAAATATAAGTGTCCAGAAGGAGAAACTGATGTACAATCATAAAAAAGCGCAGATAAAGACTCATGAAAAGATGCTTCGTGATCATACCGTTGATCCTAAAGCCGATGATGGACAGTCTATTTGGGACAAGGAACTCAAGCATCGACAAGGAGTTATGTATACTACAACTGAGGATCAGATGACTGATCGAGCTAGTTCAGACATTCCTATTATAGAGAAAGTACTGAATGAAGCAGAGAGTTACATCCAGCATCGCAGTGATGCTGGTGAAATAGCAGTCCCACCTGTGAATGCTCTAGTGGAATTCAACCGCAAGGAACGCATGAATGAGAACTGGGAGACTACAAAAAGTCCTCATTGGAGCCAGACTACTAATGAGAAGAAACAGCAAGGGTCGCTACCAAAGCTGAAGAAAAACATAGGTCAGCATGATAAAGTAGTTCTTAATAACGATCCTCGTAGATTCCAAGAGTCTGGAAATTTGCCTACAAGTGCCATCCAGTCCGAGAATGATGCCGCTCATGGCAAGAAACCTAAGATTAAGCCGTTGGTAGGTAATATAACAACAGCAGATGTCGATTCGATTGCTGAGAAGATCAAGACTGGTCATTCAGTAGAATACGATGCTGCAATTGTTGCTATTTTGAGGGACGCCGAAAGAGAGCGACGTGAACTGGGAGATGTAGAACAGCGCACTATTGCCAATCTCAAAATAGCGAGAACAAAGGCAATGATGAAGCAATGCTACGGGTAACGAGCAAACAAATAGTGGCCCTCAAGGGTACACCGTTAATATATGAACTGCCGTTTAATCAGTTGCAAGATTGGTTGAACGGCGTTCATCCAGATATGCCTCGCAAAAACCACAAATATGACTCTGGAAAACCGAGGCAAACCAATTTTGATGCCTGGCTAGGTTTAGACTCGCAGAATGAACGTGCTGCTAATCCTGGTGCGGGCTCCAGCCTGGGCAGAGACCCGAACGAAAGCAAAGATAATCGCCTGAGTTCCGGGTATAATGATGGAGAACGTGCTGACGATGAGACAGGGCCAGGACACAAAAGTGAATTTAATCCCAAGGGTGAAAATTTGGCTCCCTATCATGCGGTTGATGTAGGAAATCCAGTGTTTATGCAACTCAGACTGAACGATACTGGCAGAGACTCACCTATGGATCACATGAGAAAGATACGAACTTCTACTCCTGTTGCACTGCCACATCGTCGGTATAAAGTAGATTCTCAACTGAATTAGGAGACTGAAAATGGTTACTATACAAGGAACTGACAGGATCAAGGGCGTGCTCGACTTAGGAAGTATACGCCAACAACTTGTAAAGGGGCAAACTTTATATCTGAAGGACGACGACTTTTGGAAGTCTGATGTTCAAACCGCTATCAAAATGGGATGGATTAAAACCAAAGCGAACCCTTCTAGTCCCGAGGGGGTTAAATCGCAAGCCCCTCTGGGGGATAGATACATTCAATGCGTCAACAATCACTGTCGATCTATTAGTATGCGTGAAAATGACAGAGAGATCAGACCGGGTCAAGTATTCACTCTGAAGGAATCCGAGATGGATTCTCCTGCCATTAGAGCGGCAATTTCCAAAGGTCTTATCAAACCGCTGGGAGTAGCCAGTTCTAAAAAAGACGAGGTTGGTACTGAAGGAAGAGTACATGTTACAAAGCGTATGCAAGAAGATATTGCATCACCAGTCGAATCCGAGACGGAAGTCATTGAATCGGAAGTTGTTGAAACCGCAGAAGGCGAAGGCACGGTTAAGTTGGATTTTGAAACCAACGAAGATGTTATTTCTTCTGTGGTAGTAGAAGACAATAAGGGTGTGGTATGGAACAAAGTTGGTATAGACACCCCTTCGGAGGTTATCGAGGATGACCAGATTAAGGAAGTAGACCCTAATGCTGATGATCCTCGCCGTCATTCAATTGTCGTTGATCCTCACAAGGCGAGGTTGAATGCATATGTTACCAACAAGCCAGCAGAAATCAAGTTTGTTGATGCCGATGAAACAAAGCAACGGCGGGCTGCACACCCCAAGTTGAAGGACAAGCCGCTCCCAGATGATGAAGGTTTGGTTGTCATCGCAGACATAGATGATAACGAAGCACGTATTGCTGCTCATCCCATTTTGAGCAAGCAGCCTCGCGACAATGGTGTAGATTTTATTGATGATCTCGATACTGTTGAGCGAATTCAGAAGCACCCTGTGCTGAGTAAGCAACAGACTGAGGAATAGAGTTGGATAAAATAATCCAGTTTTCTCCCAACCATTGGCTGTGCATCTTTGCAGGATTATCGAGCAAGAACAAGAAATATCTAAAGAGATATTTCAGCACGATATATCCAAGGTCATATGTGCGTAAACTCGTGGCCATGTTAGAGGAAGATAATGTTCAATCTAAAACAGCACAGCACGGGAGAGAATAGCGGCATACAACTCTTGGAAAGTGAATTTAGTGCATTTGGAATTCACACTACCAGAGGTGGTAGATTCAGGATACAGATTGGCGACGATTCAATCAAAGTGAAGAGTCTTGATGAAGGTTTGCATCTAATTCAAGAGGCAGCCTATGAACTTACCACTCACATATGGGAAAAATGGAATCAACTCAGGGATGTAGCTGAACTGATTACCCATAATAACTCTCGTAATGATGGTGGCTTGGACAATCTGTTGTTTCTAGCCAACGTTAAGAAGGGCTTTCTTCTGTCATCTTTATTCTCTGATCTGGATGAAGTTAGAGAGTCATTGCATTCACTTTTCAATCAGGATATATCAGAGATCAGTGACCACCTGATTTCTCAATTCAACAAACTCTATCTATCGATCAAACTATTACATCGAATGATTATGCGAGAGTTATATCGCATCAAGCTCATCGTGCGTTTCAAAACTCTGAATAAGTCTGCACAAATATCTGGTCCGTGGGCCAACTTGGATTTACCAATGAAGGAGAGAGTGTGGGAATGGGATGAAGGCGAAGATGAGTACTTCTCACTCCGACAGAAAGCCAGAAGAGAGCAGGTGCGTTATAATCCAGAGTATACCAAAGATGGTTTCTTTTATGTGTGGCAAGACCTAACTAGAGACCCGTATAAGTTCGAGGATATGAAGACGGACAGCCCGTACAAAAGTCGCCATCAAATGCTGATTCCCTGATAAAAAAGAATACCCATAGGAATGACAAGTGTTCAAAATATCCGAATAATAGATATGAGAAAATTCACAAATTGGCTAACTAAAATATCTCAAACAGATTCACTTCCAGATGATGTTGTTTCTGAAGAACAGGAAGATCAAGCAGAGCAAATAATTTCACCGATACAAGAAAATTCTGATCTTATAGAGAAAATGACTGTATACTTGCCCGTTTTTTCTGCGACTTATAATGAATTTAACGGAAGGGGACAGATAATTTCAAAAACTACTTACACCAGCCGAGAAATGGCAGAAAGTGAAACTGCTTCATTCTATGAAAAAATAGGAACTTATTCCGATCATGACGCTCAGATAAATATAGTAGAAATTCAAATAGTGAATTAACAATGGACCCAGCAAGCAAAGAGATTCTAATATATGAAGTAGTTGCGAAGTTGACATACTTTACCAAACTGTATGGCATCGAATCACTGTTCATAGTTGGAGGGTTTTGCCGAGAGTTGTATTATGGTACAGTCTGGAAATCAAGTGATATAGATGTGGCATCTGCATTCCACGATCAGGCAATTCAATTAGGTAATCTCTTTGCTTCTGAAGTTCTCAACACCTCACCTGAAGTTTACAAAAGATCGGGGGCGGCGGCAGTCAATTTCAAAAGCGAGGCTGGTGAAATTCGTATAGAGTTTCAAGGTCATAGCGTTAACCAATATATGCATAACCAAGAAGTTCGTCAATGGATGCACAACCAAGGGATCGAAGACGTGCCTTTGATGAACAATATATATGGCAGGGATTTTACGATCAATTCAATGATCTATGCTCTGGATGATGAAAAAGTTTATGATCCAACTGGACTAGCGGTCGAAGACCTGGAGCGAAAAATTATATCTTCCCTTATTCCATCTGATCTCCTCGTTAAATACAACCCCCTGGCGATTCTTAGGGCTATTCGTTTTGCTTTGACATACGATTTTCATATCGATGACGATATGCGATCAGCAATGAAGGCGGGTACAGATAATCTGTGTAATTCAGTATCCGCAGAAAGGATCATCAAGGAGATAGTACGAATATTAAAGATTGATGCAGAACAAGGCATAGAAATGCTCCAGAAGTACAACATGGGGCGCATGCTTCTTGTGCCGGAACTTAAGCAATACTTGGGAGGTGGAGATGATTAAAGAAGGCCAGTCTATTTTGGATTTCATAAACTTTTTTCCGTTAAAATCTGTAAATGTTCGGCGATCACCTATCTCCAACAAAGAGGCGCAGGCTATTTACGCGATCTGGGAAAGTGACAGAGATAACTGGGGTAATCCGTTGGTTCCTGAAGACTTGGACCCGATGATTGTCTCAGGGCTGATTACTAAAGGATACTTAGAAGGCATGCGTAACGTGGCTTCCGTGCTTGATACGGGTAGCCGATCTGTCACCATCACCAAAAAAGGCAAGGACATTGTTAGAAATATTGTTTTGCTGACTGAGAGCAACACCTTCGACAAGGAATCCAAGTATAAGAATGTCGTGGATTACGAAGGCATTCATCGTGCTCTGACTGACGGTGCTCCGACTACCGCAGAGGCCAAAACGGCGTCGAGTTGGTTACAGAAGATCACCAAAGCATCCCAGTGGACTGCCGATTCTGATTTTGCCGATGTGGATGTCAGAAGGTTGCATGGTGAGTTATACGAATTAAAACAATACGCCGAAGCGGCTGTTGAGAAGATGGATGAGATTAGAGAATCTGAAGTTGAATCTAGAATTATGGCTGATCCCAAAGAAGGGACTCAAGAGTTTAGGGCATCTATAGATGATTGTATCAATGCTATTGGTGAATACCAATTGCAACAGATGGGGTTACTAGGTGAGTATCTACAGAATGTCCTGGCTTCGGGTAGATTACAGGGGCCTGCAAATGGAAGTGACGCTGTTATCCCGCAACAGAATGCTTAGGGGCACGGTCGAGAAAGACCATTATTGGTACGACCAACTAAACAAAATAATGTATCATGGTCGAGGTGGTAGGCTTGAATATAAGTATGATCCTGCAACCAAAAGATCGGTTCCAAGCGTCGTAGACCACGAAGAAGACATGTGGCAAAACGACTATCCACTGATTCAACAGTGGGTTGCCGAGAAACAAGATGAATTTGGTTTTGAGGTGGAGAGCGATACTGGGAAAAACATAGTCCTGACTATTGATGTACGACGGTTTGAAGATATGGCCAGGGATTTGTTCGATCACAAAATAACTTCAGACTATGATGCACAGCAGTTGCATAAAGAGTTAAAACTCGAAGAGGATCAATATGGCAAACTTGATAGCCACAATCGCCGACGACGCCGCAAGCCTGTCTAAAGGCTTGATGGGTGTCAAGAATTTACCTCAGAACGAGGGAATGCTTTTTAAGTTTCCAATGTTCTTGGAAGCTGGATTCTGGGGTAAGGACACATACATTCCACTAGACATTGCATTTGTCGATGCGAGCAATCGGATTATCTCGATCAAGGACATCACCCCTATGTCTACAAGATCGGTCAGAAGTGGTGGCAAGTGTGTTATGGCGATTGAAGCGAATCTAGGTTTCTTCAAAAGCAACGGTATTAATGTTGGACACGAAGTAATAATTGTGTCCAAGGATGATAACAAGGCTGAGATTTCTTTCAAAAAGGGCTAAAAATGCTCCGCATCGTTAATGCAAGTGTGAAGAAACTATCTCAGTCCTGGCAAGAAGACATCGAAGATGTGGATTGGGGAGACGATACTCCTAGTAAGTTGGTCGATGAAACTAATCTTGATAATTATCTGACAGATGATGTGGAAGAAGCTCCCGAATTGCCGGAAAAACCGGGAATTAATACACCAGAGATTCCCGCAGAACCACCCGTTGATGACTATAGGAGTGAAATCCCGACAATAAATGAAAACTTAATACCTAATGCAACTCGTGAGATCATCTACCCAATAGCCGACGACATGATTTCTGACGCCATTGCAAGACGAGAAGTAATTGGATTTGATTACATTAACAGACACGGGGCATATGCGGGATGGAGGACGGTTGAGCCTCATTATACTTTTCATGCGTACACGACTGGCAACATGATTCTAGTGACTTGGGACCGTGATGTTGACGACATACGTGCTTTCATAATAGGAAACATCCAACCGAATGGCGTAAGATATGAGGATGAAATATTCTATCCTAAAGGACAGATTATGGTCGGTGTAGAATAACGGAGAACCAAATGGCTAATCTACAAAATTATTTGATAGAACTAGCCGATAAACTGGACCAGTCGGGTAGGCACAAAAGTGCCAATGCTGTAGATAACCTAATCAAAACAGCATCACTCAACAAAGTTGCCCAATATGTCGGAGTTATTGGCTACGTTCTGAAACAAGAAAGAGCAGTGTCCAACTGTGTGCGTCGAAAGAGGGCGAAAACAGGTGGATCAATGCAAGATATTGTCTTGTCTTGTCTGAAAGAATACCAAGATGGTCAGGATTACCACAATGATGAGTGGACTTCAAAGTATGCTCAAGTTGTAGGCAGTCATCCTGATCTTTTCAAAGAATCTCACTTGTCCTTCCTGAGCGAATTAGGACAGGAATGGGGTATGGAAAATCACATCAACGCTGTTCGAGAAGCTGTTGGCATCTTTAGAGAAGAGCAAGTTGATGAAGAGAAGATCAATATGATCCTATCTCATATCGACCTACTAGGTGATATTCTGCGGAAGGAGGCAGTTTCAACACGCCCTTTTAAGGTAGCCGCACCGTCTCGAAGAAGTTGGTGGAGTCGTTTTCTAACGCCTGGCAAAGAGAACTTTAGTCCTTTTGGCTGGGGAGACAAAGGAAAGCGTCGGAGACGGTACGGCGATGATTTGGACTTAATGAGTGAGATTCAATTCCTTGCTCAAAAGATTTCGCATATATCCACCCAAGCTCGTGCAATGCGTATTCAGATTCAGCGTATTCAACGTGATAGTCGAAATTTAGTCCAAGAAACGCAATATTATTCGCCTGAAAACCTAGCAATTGCCCAAAAAGTCAAACAAACCATTGAGGGACTAGACCCCACCAATTGGGATCAAACCTCTCAACAGATTCTTGAATTAGCTCGGGAAATCCACGGGCAAAAAACATACAATGCCCGAGTTTTCAACAAAGCAATAGAATTAGCAAAACAACTGAGCCGATCAAGGATGGAAGTGGATGACGCAGTTGATGATATTTATGCCTCAATGCATTCTCTTCGTACTCACGAAGCAATGATGGGAACTCGACCTTATGGTGCAAAGAATCAAGGTGAGGTGATTGCCAACGAATATATGGTTCTAGGCCAAGTCATAGATGGCATTGCCGAAAATCCTCTTGATCTTCGTGGTCACGATTTGGCACTTCGCCAAATTAACAGGCTTAATGATTCGCTGGTTTCCAAACCAGGGGATGTTTCTCCAGTCCCCACCGAAGAGAATGTACACGATTTCGAACTACACAGACAAATTCAGAATTGGTTGGAAGGAGATGTGGCACCGGCAGAGAGAGACAAGACAACCACTGATGTAGAGGTTACGCCAGGTACTACACCGTCTACACCATCTACGCCATCCACCGCTGCACCTTCTGCTCCTTTTGCTCCTACTCCTACTCCTGCTCCTGCCGAGCTTGATTTGGGACAAGCGTCCGCAATAGCTCATAGTATAACGGAACGAGCAGGAGATATAGATAGTGCTGCTACAGCATTGAGAGAACTAAGTATGTCTAATGCAGCAGCGGGATTCACTCCGTTGATCGATGCTGTGTTGGACCAGTTAGATGCAGGCAGGCAGTCTACAAAGCAGGTAATGCCAGAAGAGGCCACCGAAGATATCGCAGTACCAGAAGAGTCCCCGACAAAAGATAGTCCGTCTGTAGATATACTAAACGCAGAAAATCTTCCATCTGCGCCTGAACCAGTTGAACAGGGCACAGGACATGTACAAATACCTGATGATCTACAGATACGAAGAAGACGAGAATGGGAGCAAGCTAGTACGCAAAATGAAATGCTAGCCAAAATAGCAGACGCCATTGATCCAATTACAAAGGACTTGGCCGATGTTATCGACAAGTATATTGAAGAGCATGGAGATGTGAATCTCCCGAAGTTGCCAGAATTCGGTGTTCTTTTGAAAGAAAAAGAGGGATAACGGGATTTTGGCGTAACTTACACATAATACCGAAAGGACTAAGGTCTAATTGTGTCCAAGAGTAAGATGTTCTTAGTCCAGTAGAGTTATAGGAGAGATATGATGAAGCTCATCACCAATAGAATCGCTAACCCAGCCGGTAACGCACCAAAATGGTCTGATTGGGTTGCAAATCTGATGAAGGACGCTGCTGCGAATGCAGCTTCACAACAGATCAAAGAGGCTTCTGACAAGGCAGCTCCTGGTATCGGAATGGATACTGACGACGAACCACGCGGTCAAATGCGTGGGCAAGTGGTCAATACTGAGGGTGAAGAGGATATGACGAATAATCCTGAATCCCCGAAGCAAGGTGGTAATGCTCGTCCAGATCAGGGTGGCACGACCGACCAAAAAGATCACGAGCAGTCTGACAAGGAAGGTGCAGCCGAAGAAGTCGAAACAAAGGAGGCCAAATGCGGCAAAGAAATGGGTGAATCAGATGACGCAGGTAAAGTCACTGAGGATCATACAGAAGCCTCACCTGGCGACGATGAAAATCCAGAGCCAAAAGTCTTGATTAACAACGACCCTAACTATCAGAAGGGCGAGTCAACTAATCCTGGCAAGGCAAAGGGTGATAACAAGAAGCAACCCGGTTAGCCGGTATCTGCTCAACTTGCATCTAAGTTCAGGAAGGTCGCTTCGATGGACCGACTGCAAAAGTTGGTTTTCTTTGCATCACTTTCTTCCAACAAGGAATACCCAATCGAATACTCCGAGGCAATGGCGGGTATTAAGGTTGCTAACCTCACTAGCGAAGAGAAGGAATGGTTCAAAGATTTCTGGCAAACGCTGTATCCACCAGAGTATGTAGCTGAAATGGTTGCAGACCGCTAATATAGGAGCCTATCAATGAGTATTGTGCCTGTTGGGAAAAATAAACATCAGGTCAATCAGGGTGGATTCAAACACGAATCCATGCTGAATACTGATGTATTCAAGTCTCTTGCAGATAAAATTGCATTAGCCCCTGGCTCTATTATGGACAAAAAAGAAGTTGCGCCAAATGTTCCTGATGATTTGCAGAATGCAATGAATTCAGGTGGACTTGACCCAGAGCGTGGAATGCCTGAAGGTGCTGATATGGGTGGAAGCCAGACCCGTCCCGGTCCTGATGAAATTCAGATGAGTGGCGAATTTGGCACTCCACAAACTCAAACTACGGGAGATAGTGCAGGATTTGAACAATCTTTGGAAGCTCAGTATGGTCCCAGGGTTGCGCGCATTGTTGCTAGTTTTCTGAATGAATTGAGGGATGCCGAGATGATGTCTGCTACTTTCTCTCCTGACCCAATGGGGACGAAGTTTACCATTGGTGGTGGTGGTTTGGAATTGAAGGTTCCAGCAATGAGAGGCGCTAGCTCAGGCAAATTGGTAGAAAAGGTATAAGGGTAGAATTATGAAACTATCAGGACATAGTTACAATAACGATGTAATGAGTAGTCTGTTGAACGGCATCACGAAGGATGTTGTTTTCACCAAGGCGGCTCACGCTAAAAATAACACTCGCCAAGAGGAAGCACCAGTCAGTGGAATGGATATCTTTTCGTCTGTAACTGATTCAGACTTTAGAGGTGTGCAGAACGAAGAACTGAGAAACATTATTGGTGAGCTAGAATTTGCTGCCGACCGCGCTCATGTGGGTATTGCCCGAGAGCACGTTGTCGCCTTCGCTAAGGATGCCATGAACGATGGATTGCGAGGGAAGAAACTGGAAAGGGCAGCTCAGAAGTTCTGTAATCAGATTGCTACCGAGTCAGCACCACCGATAGGCGATACCAGAAATTCTCTCTCATCAAATCTCTTGGACAACGCAAATGACCACGCTGTTATTCCTGCGGGATATAATCCAGAGTATGGTCAGAATGAAAATAAGACTGGTGGTTACATGGGGCAGTCAATGAACCCCAATAGTATTTGGGATAGTGGCAGATTAGCAGAATTGGCAACTCAGCCCCGTGGTGATGAACATATTAAGGAAAGCCAAGCAGCTAAGGAAAAGTTGGCTTCCGATCAGAAGCAACAGTACTGGGAAGAACTACAGAATAAAATGTCGCACCAGGATGTTATCCAGGGTAAGACCGCTTCTGTAGCAAATGTTTCCACTGTTGAGCATGTAGGTAACCAGAAAATGCCGGAAAACTCAATGGATATTTGGGGTAATGATGGTTTCGATCAACTTCCTGACAAGACTGTAGGGGAATCGATCAAACAGTCTGAAGAAGATGTCACCATGAAGAAACAGGCCGCTCGTAAAGAGTGGGACAAGTCAGAGCCTGCTAAGAAGGCAGAAAGCCATTTGTTAGATGACGTTTTAGGAACAGATGTAGAGCGTAAGAATATCCACAGAGCGTCTGTAGATAAACTCTTTGATGGGCTGGCAGACTACTACAACGGAAAGTAATGTGGCGTTTAATCTCAAAAAGTATTCGGAAGCAGTACCCAGTACGGATGCTAGCCCTGCTGTTCAAAGAGGATTTAGCACTCTAGAGGATATGTACGATCCTGATGAGAATGTAGATATCCAAACAGAAGATGTGGTTGATACTGCGAGGGATGCAGATCAACAGGCAATTTTGCAACAAGCCCAGAACCTTCCTCTTATAGATGAGATACAAAGGTTGTTGGCATTGCCAGAATATAAGCCATATGCTCAAGTTATCAGTCAGCAGCCAGAAATTAGAGCGCTGCTAGAAGCAGATGATTTGACGGTGTTGAGACAAACAATTGATGATGAGCAACTCGGTCCAACGGTCGAGCAGTTTCAGAAGGCAACAGACCGAGTCGTACAGCCAGAGGAACTTAAAACCCACTTTGATCGGCTGAAATCTCTGATTGATGCCAATCAGGACCAGAAACAAGTTCAAAGAGATCAGGCTCAGATGGCGATGCCGATGGCATCTCGAACTGCTCAGTCTGAAGTAATAGCACCTGATCCTGTGGACGAAGTGGAGAAGGGAAAGTTTATCGAACAGTATCTATATTCTCTTGTGGCCTACCAAGGAGACAGAGGAGAGGGAGATACGATTTCAGAGAAGGCAAAGCAGGAGATTTTAGGGGCGGTAAGCCGGGCGCTCCAAAATGATGCCAATGACGCTCTAGAGGCGATTCAGGTTTTAGGGCATAATGAACAGGATAAGGCAAGACAATTCTTAGGTATCGTTTATGAGAATTTCGTTGCCCCTGCTGCTTTAGGAACTAGCACTGTGGAGCAACCAGTTATGAGTGAACATAATCCAAAAGGTATAATCAAATTCAATTTGAGCGATCATGTCTTAAATAATAAGCAAGCAATGATCAAGACTGCTGCCGATCAGTTCGGGCAGCAATATATGTTGTACGGTCCCAGCGAGAAACGCATTTGCCCTAAACTTCGCGGCAAAGGTGGCGGTCTGCCAGGTACTGGAGATGTAGTTTCTGAATATATCTGCCGCCATCACTGTCTTGATGGCATCGTAATTGATGATAACAAGACTGTTTGTGGTGAAGCTTTATGGCGCGCTAATGCTATGGATAAGTTCTCTCGTGAATATGTCAACCCCGATGGCGACATAGTTGGTGGATATATTAACAAGCGTTTCGAGATCAACCGCAACGTCCCCGAAGAAAATAAGATGCGCCTGAAGCCAGGCGAAACCCGCAAGCCTCGTCCAGCAGAGATTTTTGGTAACATGGAAGCTCGCATGCAAGCAATGCGAGAGAAGGAAGGCGAGAAGAGAGGTTATTCGCCAACAACTGATACCTCGCCGCCATTTGAGTGGTGCCACGATCAAGACCAAAACAACGTAGAACAAACTCAGAAAGAGCGCAATCGCAGAGAAGAAGCGTCTGGTCACGAACTAGCACCTGGGCAGGGTGCTGAAAACAATCCTAAGAAGTCATTTAATATGAAGGACTTCAAGACTGCTAAGACAGAGAAGTGTCCTTGTGGTTGCGGGAAAAACAAGGGTGAATGTGGATGTCACGAAGACTTAGACAAGGGTAAGTCATATAGCGCCTACGTTAATGACAAGAACAGAAAAGAAAACTGGACTGACAAGAAGGCATCTGTAGAAAATGATAAAGTTGTCAAGGTTCAGATTAAGGATTTTAATAGAGACCCGATCAAGCAAAAGTGCAAGTCTTGTGGTGAAGTGACCAAGTCATTTAATCTAAAACAGCATAAAAAGGCCCAAGGTGCAGGCATTCCCGTCTCAGAAGATGGAACTCCTATAGAACCACATGAGCAGAAGGTCAGAGATGATGATCGGCAAAGAATACTTCGCAGAATGAGAGGCGAAAAGGGTGAAACAGATCGTGAGCGAATACAGCGGCGACTCAAAGGCAAAAATGCTCAATCGGAATTCGATAATGCCCTAAATGACCTGGACAGGAAAATAGAAGACATAGAACAGATGCCAAGCGATAATATCGTAGATTTAATACATGCATCAGGAGCTACTAGAGAAGAGTTTATTACTCAAACTCCGTTTTTTCCGCCAGAAGAGCAGAATGCCATTGTAACAGCATTGGCACAAGATCGCAGGGTTAATGCAGATTTACGTAGCAATCTCTCCAGGTGGCAACAACTTACTGTACGAGAACAGCAAACTCTACTTGCCCAAGCATATGACTCACTATTTGTGGGCAAAGAAGCCAAGTCAGAAAAGGGTGTTACCTACAAAGGTGAGCATTTTAAGTATAACCCTTGGGCAGTTTGTAACAAGAGTACCGGTGGCAAAAATGAAGCTGGTGACGCCAAATTTGAGCGATGTTGTTTACCGGGAACTACGGTAACTATGGACGATGGTAGTTTCAAACCTATAGAAAAGGTTGAGGTGGGAGATTTGGTTATTACTCATAAGGGGCATCCTCGCAAAGTAATGCGATGTCTAGAGCATCATGTAGAGGAAGAATCTATAGGAATTAAGGTTAGTGGATTACCATATAAATTGTGGGTTACATCTGAACATCCTATCTATTCTTTGAAAAAGCTAAAAGATGGCAAATCGGGCATACCTACTGAATATGCTGAGAAATCTGAATTTATTCCAGCAAGAGAGTTGCGAATAGGTGATTGCGTTCACACACCTACCCTTAATTTGGAAATGACGGATGAAAATATAGATGAAAGAACTGCATTTGTGTTAGGAATATATGCATCTGAGGGACACTGTGAGGGGACAGAAAGCATAGTTTCAGAATGGCAATGTGGTCACAATGGAGCAACTACAAAATATGCCAATCGTACAGAAAAAGGATTCCGAGCGGTATTTTCTTTGAATGCAAAAAAAGATAAAATGCTTGTTGATGAACTGTATGATTTCGGACAAAACGTTTTAGGATGTCCAGTAAAATCCAGGCAAGGTACTTCAAGCTCATTAGTGGAAATTGTCACAATATACAGTAGATCATTTGCTGAATTGTGTTGTAAACACGTAGGGAAAGGAGCGCGAACTAAGAAGCTTTCTAAATCACTTATGAGCGCAGCACCATCTATTCAGAAGGCTTTTCTTGCTGGTTATATTCGCGGTGATGGATGTGTTTATAATCATGAGGGGTTAAATAAAATATCGATGGCTTCTGCATCTCAACAATTAGTACAGCAGTTGTTGTTACTTACAGACCGATGTGGAATTACAAGTACAATGCAATTTAGGCAAGTTACTGGTGGTCCACTTGATCGTAATAAATGTTTTGACCAATGGTCTCTTCACATAAATGCTTCTAATTCTTATAAACTATCTTCCTATTTCCCCGAGAAAAAGTTTGTGAATATATATAAAAGAGGAAGAAGATTTGCGATGGCGGCATGCACTTATGGTAGAATTTTAGAAGTAACCAAGCAGATTTATTCAGGCAAAGTTTATAATTTAGAAGTTGCTGGTGATGAATCTTATGTTGCAAATCTCTGTTCTGTACATAATTGTGTACAACACGTTAAAGATCAGGATAGAGATCGCAAAAAGGATAAGAAGGACAAGAAAAAGGATAAGAAATCCTTTAATATGCAGGACTTTAAGACTGCATCTAAAAAAAAAAATTAACAATGGGCACAGCCCCAACCAAAACTGCTGCTCAAACTCAAATCCAGGTTCAAGACCCGTTTGACCGGTTCCATAAGAAAATACAACCAGGCGGCCAGGCTGGACGCCAAATAGGCACTGCTTTGCAAAAGCAAAAACAGGAATGGGATCGTAAGCGCCGAGAGAAGGCGTGGCGTCAGCACTTTCAAAATATGTATGGTAAGCAGCAAAGAGGGACATTAGCCCCCACTTCTCCAGCAGCTTCTCCAGCTCCTCAAGCAGCTCCTCAAGCAGCATTCAAACCTATGCAAGCTCCCACGACAAAGATAACTCCATCGATTCTATCATTGTTTAATGGAGACAAAGATGAAGTTCTTGACTTTATTGACTCTTTGAACAAACAAGAACTACGTATAATGGAACGTAACTGTGATAATCCTGATGTTATCAAAAGGCTCAAAGTGCGGGTCCGTAGTGATATTGAAGAAACATCTAAAGATTTGGCAATGGAAAATTGATACTGAAAGGAATATAAATGGGAAATCTCATATTACCTGACGATCCTAATTGGAAGCAACCCATTATTATGGGCGACCCATATGCGAATGCATTGACTCCTAAACTGGCACATCAAAAAAGAATACAAGAACTAGATAAGATAGAATGAGTGCGGGTGGCACTTTCAAATATGCCAGCAGTGCAATAGCTGCATCTGCTGATGCTCGATTTACAGGCTTCCAGAAAGATGCCCAAATGACTGGAGTCAGCAATATGATGGGCCAACCTATGTGGTTCAGCCCATTACATACTCCACAAAACTGGCAGATTGCCAGTAAGAGGAGAGAAATTTACCAGTGGCAAGTGCTTATAGGTCAAGCACTTACGTCAAATTATACTTTCAAAGACATTGATAAATTGTCGTTTGAGGAAGAAGATATTATCCAAGATAGATTGACAGATGGACTCATTTATGAGGTCAAAAACTCTGAACAAGTTTTGAGTGGTCAGGGTAATTTTAGAGAGTTCCCTCGATATTCTGTACAGAAGAATAAGGATATACTTGCTCTTGAATTCAGTGTTTATGGATATTGGCGAAATTTAACTGTTTCAGAGAACCATCCACTATATGTCATTAATGGCCAATCTTATCGCCATAAAAGAAAGCTGGAAAAAGATGCCATTTATCGTCGATCCAAAGGCATTCCCGTTGGTGGTGATAAACCAAAAATAGATTTTCCAGAAAATCTTATTGGTAGGAAAGAGTCACAAGACATACAGGCTTCTGATTATTTGCTTGCTCCTATTCCAAAAGTCTGGGAATCAGAACTTAAATATTCAGATGCATGGTTGCTAGGACTTGCATCGGCAGACGGATGTGTCTCTTTATGTGATAATAGGGTTCATTTTACCATAAACAAATACGAGAAATTTAGGGATGACCTAGAGTCGCATATGTCTGTCTGGGGCAATGTAATTTCTAGAGAGCATCATAACAGTAAATTGTCACAACGTATACAAGTTTGTAACAAAGAATGTCACTCATTTTTCGCAAAATATATCACTGGTAAACTAACTGAAAAGTGCTTCACCGAAGGTCTCTTCAATCTTGATAAAGAATCACGTCTCCATGTATTAGGCGGCTACTTTGATGGCGATGGTTCTTTTTCTAAACGTGAAGGCAAATTAATCGCCAATAATTATTCTTGCGATATGGCAGATCAAATCTATTGGCTTCTTCTGTCTGTAGGTATTCGAGCCTCGCTGGGTCGCTATCCGTTGTACGGTGATCATTATGAAACTGACAGCAAATGGTGCTACCGTGTATTTATTCCTCAATCTGATATTCTATTGCTAAAGCCATATATGCGAAGTGGGAAAATTCCTGATGATTTTGAACCTAGAAATACGAGAGAACTTCGTTTTTTCTACGAGGAAGATGGTGTTACATACTTGGCTCAACCCATTGAGAGCATCAAACAATTTAGATACACAGGTCGGGGTTACGACTTGCAAATTGATCCAGAGCGTTCATTTGTAGCAAGTGGATTTGTAACATCCAATTGCCGTTTTTTTTACGAGAATGAACCGAAAGTTGCTGCTGCTATTGACTTCTATTGTTTCACTCCTGAAACTCAAATCCTTATGGCGAATGGTGCTCAGAAATCTATATCATCTATACAGCCAGGAGATTTAATAAGATCGCATGACGGCAATACTAATAAGGTTGTTCGAACATTTGCAAGACAAACAGAAGAAGAAATACTTAGAATAAGTATTGCAGGCGTTTCTCTTGGGCAATCTTTAGGAGTAACTAAAGGACACGAGTTATTAACTAAGCGAGAAGGAGAAATTCAGTTTGTCCAGGCCCAACATTTGAAAGAAGGTGATTACTTATTAACCCCGGCAGATTATAGTGATTCTAGGAATAATAAGACCATAGATACTGATTTTGCATGGTTATTAGGGTTGTATGCCGCAGAAGGATGTGGCATACCATATAAACATACCGATATAAAAGGTCATTATAGTTCTTACTACAAGGGTGTTTATTTAACTCTTGACCAAGAGGAAAATGGGCTGGTAGAAAAAGTAACTACGATTATCCATAAATTGTATGGTAACAACAAAGTCACAGTTCGCAAAGTAGAAGAAGAGGGAATACAGAGAATTGCAGCTTATGGCAAAGGAATAGCCGATGATCTCATTGGTTTATGTCCAGGTATGTCTAAGGATGGCAGTAAACGATTTGCACCCATAATAATGAAGTTTGGGGATGAAGATTTACTGCATCTGTTGGCAGGGTTTTTGGACGGTGATGGATGTTTCAATAAGGTTAATGGGTTCCAAGGAGTTGGAGTTTCTAAAACACTATCTGAACAAATAGCTAATATTTGTGATAGATTAGGTTTAGAATACTCTTTCACTTCTACTAAAATATCAAAAATTAACCGCCAAACTTGCTACAATGTCAGATTGTCCCGCAGAGCTTGTAGCTCTTTATCAAGACTTACTTATAAGATATCAGATAATTGCGTTGATGAGGATAAAATTAGTAACACTCCATATTTCAAAGATGGCAATTATATTTTCAGAAAAATAAGGTCAATAAAACAAACTAAATTCTCCGGTATTGTATACGACTTGGAGATAGAGAATTCTCATTCATATGTAGCTAATAGGATATCCTGCCATAATAGCCGATTCCCGATGAACGGCTTCAAATTAGATTGCAAGGATCATAAGATTTGGCGATACTACCACAAGAAAGTGGTACCGCCATCCAAGCTTAATATAAATGAAAACTTCAAGATGATGTCTTCAGAATACTTCATGCTTGGAGATGTATTTGTACACACAGACATTGCTTGCCCAGTATGTGGTGGTAGTGGGATTGATCCAGGTACGGGTGACAGATGTAATCATCCAGGCGGAACTATTAAATCAATCAAAATACTCAACCCGGACTGGATGGAAGTACAACAGTCAATTCTTGCCGAGGAACCCACCATAGTTATGGTCCCAGATGAAGAATTGAAGCGCATCGTATTCTATAAGCAACCCAAGAATATTTATGATAGTATTCCAAACGCAGTGAAGAAGCTTGTTATTCAGAACAAGCCTATCCCAATGTCTAATCGTACTATCTCTCACATCAAACATATGCCAGTACCATATGGTACTTACGGTTCTAGTTTGATACGTCGTCTGTTTACTACTTTGGCTTACAAAACCAAGATTATGACAGCCAACTGGATTGTAGCAGAGCGTTTGATTCTTCCAGTTAGAGTGGTCAAAATTGGCAGCGATGCACGACCTGCGACTTCAGCAGACATTGCAGACATACAGCAGCAGATTGCAGCAACGGCAAACGATCCGAACCTAACCATCGTAACCCATCATAACTTTGATTATGAATGGTATGGAGCTGCTGGAAAGATTCTTCAAGTAACGCAAGAAATGGAGAATATCGGCAAAGAAATCCTTGACGGATTTATGCTTAACCAATCTCTGCTTAATGGTGAAATGTGCATTCCTCAATATGACCGAATGCTCACAAAGGATGGACTGAAATCTCTGTCTCAGATTTCTGAAGATGATGAGATAGCTACATTCAACATAGAAACTGGCATGCTTGAGTATCAGAAGCCAACTGCCATTCATGAATACGACTACGATGGTGATCTGATGCACTTCCAGACTGATAGGATAGATTTCGCTTGCACTCCTAACCATCGCATGCTCTATCAGAAGCGGGATCATGACGAATGGATTGTAGACACAGCAGACACAGTGCGAGATAGAGCTAAGTTTAGAAAAACTGTCGGATGGCACGGAGAGCAGGGTGCTTCTGTTGAAAAAAATCGTATACTAAGAATAGGTGACAAATCAATACCATTTGAAGATCAGTTGAAAATAATAGCCTATTACGTATCTGAAGGGCATATACAGAAAGAAACACGTAGAAATAGATCAACTTACGGCAACCCTCAAAGTGTGCAAATATCACAAACTGATAAGGGCAAAGGGTGGAGTGATTTGTGTGAACTTAGGAAAGACGCAGAATATAAAGTGTCAAAAACAAAACATGGGTTTGCCATTCACAATACTCAATTAGCCAGAATCTTAATGGAAGAATGTGGACATCTCAGCCACAATAAGAAACTTCCGCTGTGGGTAAAAGACCTTAGCCCTTATCACCTCAGAGTGGTGCTTGGATATCTCATCAACGGTGATGGGGCATTAAGAACCCGAGATAAGCACGGGCCGAAGAAGTACTATACTTATTACACTAAGAGTATGCAACTTCGTGATGATGTCATGGAAATTGCTTTGAAGTGTGGCTACTTCCCGAGATTCCGCAAGCGACGTACTATTTGGGAGATATCTTTCTCAGATTACGATCTCGGCAAAGAGACCATAACACTCGAATCCAAGAAACACGATACAATCACGAAGCTTCCATATCGTGGTAAAGTTTGGTGTGTCACGGTTCCTAATGGATTTATTGTAACCGAGCGCAATGGCAAACTAAACATACATTCCAATTCTGGCTATCAGTCGGCTCAAGTTGGTGTTGAAACTCTAATTCGTCGTATCGAATCTTGGAGAAGTTCTCTGGCTGAGTGGTGCGAGACTAATATCTTCAAGCCCATTGCAGAAATGCAGGGGTTTATTGATAAGGAAGAAAGTGAAGAACTTGGTGAGACCATTTTCTTGTATCCAACCCTAAAGTGGAACGATCTGAATCTTAAAGACAAGACCCAATGGTATCAACTTCTTAACCAGTTGCATGACAAGCAGTTGATATCGGCTCAGACATTCCTTGAGGAACTTGATCTGGACTACAATCAGGAAGTCAAAAGAATGCGTTACGAGCAGATGCAGTCCGGTCCTGCTGGCGCTGCTATGGGACAGCCGCCGGGAATGGATGCAATGGGTGGCATGGGTGGCATGGGTGGTGGCGCTGGTGGAATGCCGCCAGGTGGTGGTGACCCCGGTGCTATGGGTACAGGCGGCGAAATGGCACCCGGTATGGGTGGTCCCGCTGATGCAGGAATGATGGGTGGTGCTGGTGCTGGTGGAATGGCACCAGGCGGTATGGCACCTATGGCTGAAGGCGGTAAGGTATTGAAGAAAGGCAAGCAGAAAGATCAACAAAATCAGTTGCAACCTGAACAGATACCTATGATTAAGTTGACCAGTATTGAGCAAGCAATGGCTGAAATACTAACTGATCTATCTGAAGTCTATCGATTGAATCCGCAGTTTATCAAAGCACAGTTCCCTGTGGAAAATCCCACGGGAGCAAAGCCTTACGCTTTAGATTTTGCTCTACCCCACCTGAAGCTGGGCGTGGAGTGCTTACATCCAGAACAACGAGTTATGACCAAATGTGGTTCTAAATTTGCAAAGGATGTTACACATGAGGATGATTTGTTAGATCAAAATGGAAAATTTACTAAGATCAAAAATGTTATCCGAAATAAACATGACGATGATCTGGTTGTTATTAAGCCCCTTGGATTACGTCCAATTAAGGTGACAAAGAATCACCCGTTAATGTTGTGTAAGCCAAAGTCAAGTAGAGTATTACGGGAAGAGCCTACAATAACTAGAACTAGGTCATACACTGTTCCTGATAAAAATAATACATTCATCAATGCTTCAGAAATCGCAAAAGGCGACTATTTAATGATACCTAAATGTCATTGGAGAACAGAGCAATATATCCTCGACCTGTCGGATTATCAAGGAAAAGATCATAATGCTACGAAGTTGCCACAATTTATAGCACTTGATTATGATTTGGGTTGGTTGCTTGGTATTTATGCGGCGGAAGGATGTGTTAATTACGAGCGATCTGCTATAGAACTTTCGTTTAACATTAAAGAAACAGAGTTGATAGCTAGAACGCAAAATATATTAGAATCGAAATTTAACCTGAAATCTCGGGTTACAAGTTATCCAGTAGACAGTATTGCTAAAGTTATTGTATGTTGCAATGGTTTGTCTAGGTGGTTTATAGATAATTTTGGTCTACATGCTCCAGAGAAGCAATTACCCGCATTTATATTACATGCACCACGACAAACTCAGAATGGATTTATTCAAGCCTTTATGGAAGGAGATGGATGTATTCGCTCGGAGTCAGGCGATTACAGGTTGATCTCTTCTTCTGAACAACTGCTTACGGACATGCAATTTTTGGTATTTAGTATGGGATATTTTGCCACTCTATCACAAAGCAGAAAACCAAAACTGTCTATAATTCTTGATCGTGAATGCACCACACGAGGATTGTGGGAATTAACAATTAAGTTTGATGGATATACTAAATCAAAACATCGAGAAGATGAATGCTATTATTACGTTCCAGTCAATAGTGTTACTACAGAGCATTATGACGGGGCTGTCGTTAACTTTGAAACTGAGGATCACACTTATTGTGCTGGTCATATTGTAACGCACAATTGCGACGGCGATGTATGGCACTCTAACCCAGAGCAAGCAGAGAGCGATAAGCAAAGAGATTATTTATTGGCTCAACGTGGTTGGACTATCTTACGGTTTGACGACGAAGTTATAGAGGAAGCGCAGCAAGCTGTTCGCAACACTATAGGAGAGTATATCGGCAAAGCAATGCAGTCGGCTGGTAAGAAGACTGCTTCTAAGTCAGAATCAGTAAAGCCAATTCTTCATACAATGAGGAAGGGTGAGGTATATCTAGTAGATGACTATGGTGACTATCTCGGAAGATTCTACAAATCCGGGCTGAAGACCGACACTAAAAGAACTATAGGAAGACGCAAATGATAAAAGTAAGAGCGGGGCGAAGACGAATCAAAGAGAAAGGCATTAGATGGGAAGAGCACTACGGTGAGAAATCCGAAGAGGTTAAGAAAAAGTTTGAGGAAATCTTGCCTGGATCATACTTTCGATGGGTTGGCAAAGACTATGAGGATGCGTGCTGGAGATATGTGGTCGTCGGTCCTGCTGTGTCGAAGCGTGAAGGGAAGTCCTTCTTCGCTGGCAACAAGAAGATGCCTAGCGACCCTAAGAAAAAGGCGTACTCGCCGTCAGGAAAGTACTTCCCTACGTTACGATCAGCCATAGCTTATGCTATTGAAATGTGGGGAGTTAGGATGCCCGAAAATGCAGGGCAATGGACTAAGGAAGATTTGCAAGCAATCGAGATTCCAAAGCATATTAAGAGTTAGAAATGAACATACACAATATTAAGCAACATCTAATCAAAGAGGCTTCACGTAGGGTTGAACAGGCTAAGCGAAACTCTGTTCCTATGGATAATGCCGAATTGAAACAAGGTTTCCTTCGCGAAGCCGAGCAGAGATTAGATAAGTTGCGTAAATCTGGAATGGCTTTTAATACCGGCTATAGCAGTTTGAATACTGCTGTCTGGAATCTTTCTTGGGACTATCCAGATGTGGGACCGAAAGCGGCTGCCATCAAACGTGATATCGAAGAGAATTTCCATCCCTATATGAAGCAGAAAGTAAGGGAGCACGATGAATCAGGCAAGTTACATCAACCCAACCTTCCTATCAAGGGTGGCCTTTACCGATATGAAGCACCTGATTTAGTAGATGACAAAGTTTCTGGCGAGCCTCTAGCTACATTAGTCATGAGGTTTAGATACCGCCGTCACATCAAACCAAAATTTAATGTCAATGCTCTAAGAATAGCAGATGATGCTATCGGTCAGGTAAGCCGATCTATTGGCTTCGACGTTGATGGTTTCATTACTGATCTTGAGAAAAATAACATATCCCTGAATCCGTACTATCATGCTTCTTCACTATCAGAAGAAAAGGGTGGTGCAATCAGGAAAGATGACTTAATCAAATTCATTAAAAGTGAAAACAAACGATATGAATCTACACCTGCCGACCCTCATATGCTAGGTATAGACAGCCGAAGGTTCTATCAGGATCACAAAAACAAGTATATTGAGCACGGTGATCTGCAACTCAATAGACAGCGTCAAACCGGCGGTATGAAATTCGGAAACAATGAAGTTAGTGAATTGAATTACGATAGCTACACTATGCGTGCTATTGCTAACAAGGTTCGTCAAGGCTACGCTATGAATACTAGGACTTTGCATGCCGAGATCAGTAAACAACTTGCGATCAACAGCCATGTTTCTAAGATGTCTCCCGATGAATATCGTGAGGCAGAGTTTGAGGCCAATCAACAACTTAGACGAATCATAGAGGAATTCGACAAAGGATTACGACTTGTTGAGATGCCCATGAGCCCAGAGAAAAAGATGGTAATGAAACAGATGATGACTGCAATGCAGTCTGCATCTGGACAAGAAAAGTCAAAGCTGATGACTAAGATTAGCCGTATGGCAACCCCTCCCGGTAGGCGGGATTCACTATTGCACTGGGGCGTACAGACTTCCAATGGAAGGGTAATGTATAGAGTTGGACTAGAGATTACCGGTGGTGCAAAACGTAATATAATGACCACTCTTAATACTACTGACCTTAAATTGCTGTTAAGTAATTTAACATTAGACGCATTTGATTACTTCAAATCAATGCCTGCATACAAATTCAGTGATGCTAAGTTGCCACAGTTTAGCCAAAACTATATTAGTTGGGCAGAGAATGAGAAAAATAGATATAACGTTGGTCGCAACGAGTTCTACGTTCCTAACTTCTCTATGTACTTCTCTTCCAATGGTCTAGACTCTGATCCTGGTACTTCACAACATATGCCGGTTATCCCCATGTTACGTAAATTACCTGTATGGAATAAGGGCCAAGGACAGGTATTATACGACCGTGACACGGTAAACTTAGGAAGGAATCACCTAATAAAGAACTGGAATCAGATAACGGTCGATACCTCAACAGGCAGACCAAAGAGGGTCCAGCAACCTGCATTGGCTGCTGTGGTAGAGAAGTGGGGAACACCCTCTATTGAAGCACTTCGCAATCTATCAGGATTGCGTGGTATAGCACCGTTTAGTGGTAATGAAGAAGACCCCTCAGTTGCTGATGTCGCCTGGAAAACTGTAATGCAAAATAGAACCGGTGCTGAAACCGTTTATGAAAACCTTATCAAAAAATATGGTGACAACTATCAGGCGCTTGATAAGGATATATTAGACCGATCTCTGGCAACTGCATTAGAAACCTATTACGAGTATAACCCACAACTAGAGGACTCAGAGCTAAATAGGCCGCTATTTAGAATGTTTGCTAACGGGCTGCCCGGTGGCGAGGATGTCGATGCGTGGAAGCGTATGGCTCAACAGGTTAAGACCATATGCCGTGGATTGCCAGGCAAGAATCCATGCAAGACCTTGGCATCTCAGTACCCTAGAAACAAAGATGAATTCCAATTCTTGACCGAAATGTTTGATGTCGTTAAGAATAATCTACCGTCTAACCCATTGCTGGGTGCTATTCAAGAATATAAACGGACGGGTGATTGGGATAGGATATCCAAGTATATTGACAATCACCTTGATAGCGTCATGGCTACAGATCAAGATACCAAGATCGATGCTCACGGTTGGAATATGTTCAGCCAGTACGGTTATAGCATTGCAAAGATGATGGACTTTGTATCCTGTCTGATGCACGCTTCATGTGGGGAAAAGATTCCGGGTGCCGCCCGAGGCTTAGACGCGCCTAAAGAAGATGAAATTTTCGGTCGTCACTATTCTACCAGTTCCGGCAAGGGTGATGGTGGTCAGATTATGATTGGTTTGCATTATGCATTCAACGCAGAAGAGGTGTCCGCTGACCCAGATGATACTAGACTCACAGATGAACAGAGGTCTGAGGCTAAAATAGTCAGGGCGATGGTTAACAAAGAGCGTAATCGCAGACATGATGCATTTCGTATACGCAAGGACAATAATACCTATCGCAAGTCATCATACTGGGAGCGAATGGAAGACCGTACTGCTATCTACAAAGGCGAGGAAGTTGTTTTAGGTGAGCATACTCCATTGCCATATGGGGCAACACCAGAAGAACTTCAAGAAGAAGCATTGCGTAAAGCCTACGATATGAACCGAACTGGTACAAAAGTACGTACCATCAAGGTTATCGAGACCCTTGACTACTTTATCGGTGAAGCGGGTAGTGCGGAAGGTATGCTCAAGAGGCTTGTGAAGTCTAATAACTGGGAATCAATCTTGAGCGAGTTGGAGAGGCGATTCCCGACTCTGCAAAAGCAACTCAATATGCTGATTATGCCAGTCAACGCTCGTCTAGACTTGCTAGAACTTAGTGCCAAAAGGGCTATAGACAACGTGCGCAAGAAGTTAGAGCAAGAGCCACCAGCAGAGTTGGCAGGTAAGCCATCTGCTCTGAGGACTGAATTTGAAATTATCCTTGAGCAAGACAATGGAACATCAGTACTATCTACCGACCAACTAGACAGTGATGCTTCTAGCCTGGAAAACTTCATTGATGATATCAAGTCTGACAATGGTAACGAGGATATGGTCATGCCTGGCGAACCAGGAGATATTAGAGCACCCGAAGCTGGAATGGGTGATAATACCGAAGCACCTGAACTTGGAATGGGTGATAATACCGAAGCACCTGATAATGGATTGCCAGCTACGGAAAGAGTAGAAGATTCGACAGGTATTCCTATAACGGAAATGCCACCAACAGATGTGATGTCTCCGCAACCACAACCGGTCACTCCGACGCCTGGCGCTGAAGGTGCACCTCCACTGCCTCAGATGCCGCAAGATTCTGTGCCCACGAACGTTCCACCACCTCCAGTGGAAGAAAAAAAGGTTCCGAAGTCAATGCCGGGTAATAATACAACGTTCGTTGGTAAAGACAAAGCCAAGCGACATTTATTCAGAGACCCATCGCAGAAAGGGTCGTCAGTCGTAGATCGGCTCGAAAAGGTAGCAGATGAACTGGATAAGAGAGGCATTCCAATGCTAGCCGATAAAATTGATCTACTTTTATGGAAATTAAAAGATGCTACTCAAGACAGCTAAATACACGTTAATTGATGCACAACCACTCAACCTGCCTATCTTTAAGGGTAAGTCCTCTTACATAAAGGTGAACGACAGCATATTCAATGAGTCTGTATTACAGGAAACATTGAATACAATCAAAACGGCCTCTAAGACTGCCGAGATGCAGACAGATGGCGATAGCCCTGACTTTGATCTAGAGGCAGAAATTAAATCACATCCTGACTCACTGTTCGTCAAATGCTTTGCCATCAAAGCAGATGAAACTAACGACAATGGTGACCACTTTCAGAAGGATGAGCTTAAAGAAGCTACTGCTACGTTTGTGGGATGCCCAGTATTTACTAATCATAACAACAGTGATGTTGAAGAAGCGCGGGGCAAGGTAGTGCATTCGTGGTGGAATGATGATCGTAATGGTATTATGATCATTGCCCGAGTGGATGCTGAAGCTTATCCCAAATTAGCCCGTGGTATTAAAGAGGAAATGATCATGGGCACGAGTATGGGTTGTCAAGTCCAGTACTCGGTTTGCTCTATCTGTCATACAAAAGCAGAGAATCAGAGTGAATATTGCTCTCACATTCGCGAACGTAAGACCCGCAAGCTGTCTGAGAAGGGCGAATGTAAGTATCACGAGAACGGTGGAGATGAGCCCTGCCCAATTTGTAATTGCAAGAAAGGTGAGACTAAGAAATATGATGTCAAAGATGAAGAGGCATTTGAATACAACTATGGTATCAAGTTTATAGAGAACAGTTTCGTAGTTAACCCTGCATGCCATGATTGTGGTGTAACGGAAATTATTGATCCACAAGAGTTTCTGAAGAAAATTGCCGTTATCCAGAGCACGTTGCCAAGATTGTTGAAGGCAGCAGCATCCCATAACGTGATGTGCTGTGATACGGGTTGTGTCAAATATGCTGGTCAGAAAGAGATTGACAGTCTCAATCAGGCTCTAGACCTGATGACTACTGTGTCTCAATCTATGTTGCAGCAGAAAGACCAGTTGGATTTGGAATTCCTAAGTGATCTTGTGACAGTACTTTCCGATTTGCAGACAGTTACAGACGAACTAACACAACAAGGATATGCTCGTTTACCATCACCTGCTGAAGTTCCAGGTCAAGAAGGGCAAGCAGCCCAGCCTGGAAATCCAGAACCAGGGCAAGAAGCAGCTTTGCAGCCTCTTAATCCCACTCCTGGTGGTGGTTCAAAGATTCAATCCGGGTCCGCAGGTGAGGCTGGAACAGTAACGACACCAATGGCAAGCCGACGTTTTGATATGACCAAAATGGCTATGGCGCTTCAAAAAGAATCGAGCAAAACCTTTAGGATCAAGAAAATCTTTCAAAACAGATCACAGAAGCGACTAAATTTCGGTCGGTAAACCCCCCGACACAATAAAGTCTGCACAATTAGGGAGGAATTTTGAAAATTTCTCCGTAGAATCATCAGCATAGGTTTAGTGTACCTCAACACTATTAAAATGGTGTATAAGGAGATATTTTTATGGATCAACTAGCAAGACAGGCACTTGTAGAACGTCTACAGGGGCATATGAAGAAAGCAAGCTCCAATATTCGCACTGCGTTCGTCGCGGAAAAAGACGACTATAAAGTTGTCTTGTCTAGCAAAGACGTGAAGCAGTTCTATAAGGGAGCAGAAGTCGGTTCTACTAAGATAGCAGAACTTGACGACGACATTATCGAATTCATGAGCAACTCGCCGGAAGAAGCGGCTCACAGTATGTTGGAGGGATTCCGATCTAATTTTGATGAGGAAACCTTTGCTCAGGATAGCGAGAAAACAGAGAAGACAGCGGCTCACTCTACGCAGAGCCCTGAGACTCTGGATATGACTACCCAGAAGCAATTCGATGAGCAAAAACCATCCCTGCACCCACGCACTGATGAGTACTATACCAATGTAACTCAAAAACAACTTCCAGAACACGGGCAGCGACCGGGTACATACGATCAGATCACAGAAGGACAGTTCAGGGATGAGCATACCACGTTCTACGGCGCAGATCGTACAGCTGGTGATTGGAAAAAAGAAGATCGCAACACTGTCACCGAACGACAGTTTGAGGAAGGTGTGAATGACTATACCGATGTCGGTGAGAGCGACAGAGGCGAAATGGGCTCTAAATTCGATGGAGGAGTCGAGCAGCAATGGCGAATCATTGGCGAAAAGCAACTTATGGAGTTACTTAAGCATCATGAGTGGACTGAACCTTTGACGACCACTGAGGGTCCAGATCAGCTACAACAGCAGGACGGTGAACTATCTCGCCTAACGGCAGAAGTTGCCAACAAGATCGTTAAGGAAGCATTGCAAGCTCTTGGCAACACTGTACTTTCTGTTGGTGTCACACCAGCAGACCTGAGTGCAACGGTACGTCAACTTGTGTCTCACCCAAGTAAATATCCAGTTTTAGCTAACGTACTCAAATGCTATGCAGGTTCGGATATTGAAGCAATCAAGAAGAGGGTTGCGAAGGCTCGTTACTTCGGCAAGACTGCCAATACGGACCACAACTACCATTCCTCGTTGGTTGCTGATGTTGTTGTACGCCAGTTGGCTGCGATGAATTACAGTCCTCAGTTTATTGTTGATGGACTCGTTGCTCTTGCTGGCTCGGACGATTTCGAGGGCAAGATTGACGAAGCTTGTGATTGCTGCATGAAGGGTGAGTTGGCTGAAGAAAGACAGAAAGAATCATCCAACATGGATGTATTCAAGCAAGTATTAGCTGGCGGCACCGATGCCAAGAACGACACAAAGAATGGCAATGATGATGATGGGTTTTATTCCTACACCGGGCCGCTAACTGAGGTCGAAGCCAGCCTAGGCAAACCCGAAGAGTTCAAGACAGCAGCAACAGAATTTGCTCGTAAGAGAATTTTGGTTGCCGCTGAAAAAGATATAGACATTGTTCCGCAGTCTTTAGATGTTAATGAGAGTGACGGGACTTATGTAGTAGTTTTCTACGATCCTTCCAAGAAGGAAGCAGAGCTAAAAGCAAGAGCCGAAGCTCGACGTAAACTTGTCAAAGAGTCTAATATCAAGGAAGCCCAGATGGGTGGCGCAGGCGGAATGCCGCCAGCAGCCGGTCCTGAAATGGGAAATCCTATGGCACCTCCCGGTGGCGGCGACATGGGCGCTCCCCCAGTAGGTGAGAGTCTGTCACAAGACCCACTAATGGATGCAGGTGGTGGAGAAGAAGGTGGGACGGGCGAACCCCAGCCGCCTGGAACTATTTGCCCTTCCTGCGGTGGTAGCGACGTAGACGTAGATAACGGCGAATTCCGTTGTAACAACTGCGGTGCAGAAGGTGATATCGCTGTTGCTCTAAATGTCAAAAAATGGCCCGGAACTATTGAAGAAAGGGGCGATGAAGAGCAAAAAGGATTCGGACTTGGAGCCGAAGACGAACTTGGCGAAGAAGAGCCAATGGGAGAAGGTGCCGGTACTACGCTACCAAATGTACCCGTTGGAGCAGCAGTCAAGAACGTTTTGACCAAGCTCGCCTCGAAAGCACAGCGCGCTGCGTATGCTTCTTCCTATCGCATTACTCCGCGAGTACTCGAAACCTTGAAAGATCAGAAAATTCAGGTTGGCTTGATCTGTCCGAATTGCGGCGGCAATCGCACCGATACTATCAAGTCTGCTAAACTCGGTAACGAAGGTATTTGCTGGGGTTGTGGTCAGGAATTCCGTTTCCGTGTTGTAGCCAGCAAGGGTCAAGCAAATAAGGTATTCGGACAATACGTCTGGATTCCTAAGACTGCTGATTCCGAGTGTGGCGGTTGCAATCGTATGAGAGAGGCTTTTGATGAAGCTCTTAAGGAATACGGCGTAACCCGAGATGAATTTGACAATCTAGGTGACATTACTGCTCAGGCTCCATTTGTATTGAAGATGGCAAAGTCTGGGGTTCTCAACAGCCTGCCTAATGTGATGCGGGAAGAACTTCCACTTAATAAGATGGCCGCCTCAGCCCGATGGAAAGGTAGTGAGAAGTTCGATAAGTTCCCATCAGCAAGCTGTATGGAACGTCTGGCTCGTCGCTTTGGCGAGAATGCCACAGCAATGAGTGGTCCGTGCGAAGGTAAGAATCTTGCTACGTGCGTATGCACACAGCTTGAAGGTTTGGGTGTCTACTCTGATGGCGTTGCTGCAAAGGTAGCTAAGACGCTGTTGGACAAGAACCCGATGGTCAATTCTCCAATCAAGACGTGTATCGCTATGTTGGTCCGTGACGGATTCGACATGGACGATGCCTGTGTAGCTTGTGACGGTCTACGCGCTGCTCATGCTGATACGGAAGATTTGATGATCGAGGCAATTGCCCAGTTTGACCCAATGGCCCAACCAATGCCAGCCAAACCGGCACCGAAACCAATGGCTACACCGAAACCAATGGCTGCTCCAACTGATATGATGGAGTCGAAGCCGATGCCAGGAATGGGCGGAATGCCAGGTGCAAAATCAATGGACGCCATGCCAATGGACAAACCCGTAACCGACGCTACCGAAATTGGTGACGATCTAATCGGTGATGAGATCGGTGATGAGATCGGTGATGAGATCGGTGATGAGATCGGTAATGAGATCGGTAATGAGATCGGTAATGATCTTAATGGAGAACTGGGTGGAGAACTAGAAATAGATTTCCCCGACTCCTTCGATGACGAGGGTCTTG